CGCCATTTCTGGCGCTTGCAGATATATCAACTGATAATTTGCTCATGGTTTAGTTCCTAAGCGGTTAATGCTTGTAAATCGGCTTTAAGTTTGCCTTTGGTTTTGACTTGCAGGACTGCTTGAGTTCTGGCTGGTATACCGTTGTTTTCCCACTTCCAGAGGGTCACAGTTGAATATCCAGTTTTTTCAGACAACTCTTTCCGATTTTTGCAGCCGTGGTATGTCATGAGATCACTAATTTTCATGGTTACACCAAGTTAACTATAGTTAATAAACCAAATTTACCACTTGTTAACCATAGTTTCAATAGATCGTATTAACATTAGTTAATGTTTTTGGAATATTTGTTATGTCTTTACACTCTCGAATTAGGCAAAAACTTGAAGAAAAAAAATTAAGAGCCGCTGATTTAGCAAGAGCAACAAAAAAATCTCCTGTTGCTGTAAAGAAATGGCTAGATGGCACTAGCGTTCCTACAGCAGAAAACTTGAAAGTCATTGCGAAATTTTTAGGTGTGAGTGACGATTGGTTGCTTTATGGTGGACCGGTTGAACAGGAATCGAACAATTTACCTCAATTAAATGTTATTGACATTGAAGCCTTTAAGCAGAAGTACAATATTCCAGATAGTGAAGATGCTGTTAAGTTTGTTCAAACATCAGATAAACCATTCCCTATTCAAAAAAGATACGTTCCCGTCAAAGCTTATTCAAAGATGGGAATGGATGGGTACTTCACTGATATGGGGTATGACGGAAATGCGGGTGATGGCTATGTTCCAACTCATACAGCGGGTCCAAGAGCTTATGGCATTAAAGGCACTGGCGACTCCATGTTTCCAGCAATTCGTAATGGCTGGTATGTAGTATGCGACCCTGATGCGGAACTTGTGCCAACAGAATTTGTTCAGGTGTGTTTGAAGGACGGAAGATGCACTATTAAGGAATTTGTAGGAATAAATGGTGGTGTTTTGAGTTTATTGGCCGTTAACGGTAGCGAACGCCTATCTTTTGACATGAATGAAGTTGAGAGTATTACCGCTATTACCGATATCGTTCCACCAAGTCAGCATAAACAAGAGCATCCATATTCGCATTGATTGGGGAGAGAGCTCGTGGAGGAGAAGTATCATCAACCAGAATTACACGAATACAGGTACCTAACAAGCACAGAACAAATGGCAATTCATCAGATGCTTATTTCTTATGTTCGCGAGGAGAATTGCCGCTTTAATATAATCATGGCCGGCACAGCAGAGCCCTACAATTTTGTCAAGCTAACAAGTATTAATTTTGAGAATGAAGCTGCTGCCATATGGGTCCATTTTGAAACCATCACAGGTGAGCAAATAGCTCTACCAATTGATTTTCTTTCAAGAATTGAATTTTCAGGCACACAAGAAGTTTAGTTAAAAAAGATTAGAACTCGGTATAGGGTGATCTTAAGGATATAAAAGGGAATCAAGAATATGCAAAAAATTGAAGTTAATACCCGCTACATTAGCCATGTTCTTTATCAACACTTCTTGTTGACGGTAGTGCTTAGAACAGGTGAAAGGTTTATTTACAGACTTCTAGAAGCAAGCACATTCAAAGAATTTGTCGATTCAGAAGATAAGGACAAATTTTACAGAAGCCATATTGAAGCTAATAAAGAATTTAAACGGATTCAGCTTTTTGTTTAATTGAAACAGTGAACCCGATATGACTATTTAAGGTTATGTCACCTTTTTTTTATAAATAAATTATGAACAAAATATGTTTCAAAAAATCATAGAAAATATCAAAGCATGGTACAAGGGCGATCCCGGTGATATGAGATGGGACCCACGTACCGATACTTATGTAGGCACAAGAAAACCAAGTAAGCATTGGGCTGCAAATTTATTATCTCATCTCGCTGATTTTTTCTTCTTGATAGCTAAATCAATTAAAAAACACCCCAGCACCTTCATAACTCAGCTTTTAGCATTCATTGCTATCCTTGTTTCGTGTTTTTCTATTTATCTTCAATATTATGTAGATGATGATGAGTACAAACGCTGCACCATAGCACATACCAATAATCAAGAGATTACATTGAAATGTAAGAAATGACATTGCTAAAACAATAAGGCTCATTGCCATTGTTAAATAATTAATTTCATTTTTCATAAATTTACCTGTCGTGACCCGAAACGATCCTTTAAAACATATCGGGAGGAGAGAAAATGCTTGAACTTACTGTAATTGATGTTTCTAGTGACAAACCCGAACCTTTATATGCAAGACAATTTACGACACACCCTCGTATTGGTGAATGGATCGATATAAATATTGATGAAGAAAGTACAATGTTTGAGGTTGTTAAGGTTGCTCACTCAACAAATGGTGGCGACTCTGATTTGTACGTAAAGCGTCTAGGGTTAGCCTTTGAAGTTGTTCTGGATCTGTGCAATAAAAATGATTAGCAATGTTTTGGTAATCACCATTTAATTGACTTGGGTTAGTAATGATTACCCCTATAAATTGATGTCCAGTAATTGATGAGTTGCTTTCAATCTGTAAAAGCTCCCCTTTTTTGTAATAGCAATCATCTCAACAAACTCCATCTAACCCACCACCACGGTGGGTTTTCTTTTGTCTATTAAAGCATGAATTATAGTTAATAAAAAGATTAACCATTGTTAACTTTTCTCTTGACTAAAAAATTAACCATAGTTAATATTATCTCACCAGATAACAAAAAAGTCCCTGACATTCGACCGACGGGACTTTTACTCAATGAGTGAGATAAGTATGAATCAAAGAATTGAAAAGTACAAGTTTAGCCAAGCCTTCCGGGATGGCTCGAAAGCTTTCATAGCTTTCTGGATTATCACCTTCATTGTATTTACATTCCTACGTGGCTGTGCCGACGAGCAACACGTCAACGAACTCAAAGCAAAACAGAACATGTATGTGCGTGTGCAAGTGGAAGGAGATAACTAATGGATACAAAATCAGTTGCAACCGTTTCAGTTGTGGTAATTGAAGCCCTAATGATGCTTGTTGAACATGAAGGCATAGAGCTTCCAAGCATCTCATTGAAGCTTAAATCTGAAGATGGTTCAAGAATTAGTAAAGAAGTTGATTTCTCACACTTAGTTGAACAAACCCTTAAAGGACTTAAAGAGCTTAGTGAGGGTGAGCAAGACAAGGAGCCCTCTCATGGATAACTACAAAATCAAAGTTAAAGATGAAGCTAGCTCAGATGAAGCAAGGGATCTATTTAAAAAGCTTGGTTACCATCCTGATAACTCTTCATATGAACCATATGTGGAATGGGTTGCAGTTTTTGAAGATGGTAGCGGAAGTTTCTACAGACACAATATGAATTTGAATGAGTGCGTAGAAATTACTATAGCTCAGCTTCGAGACCTTGTTGTGTTGAAGCGTAATGATGTGAGAGATGCGAATTACACCTATGCTGGCAACCCAGTCTTAAAGCTTGAAACTCAAGACTATAAAGTTTGGGATGAAGCTAAACAGGCATGGCTTGAGCACGTTGGCTCACAAACAGATCTGCGTAGAGGATTAAAAGCAATTCCAAAAGCAGAAAAAGACCCAGCCTTGATTAGCGGTGCTGATGCGTTGCGAGCTTTGGCTGATGGGAAGGATGTTCAGGTTAGAACTGAGCTAACAACAAATTGGGATAACGATACAGCAACTTATTCAGTCGAAGAGATTCTTGCAGAAGAAACTGCGGAAACTGATGACTACAGCAGTATGAAGTTATTTTTCCGCCTCAAACCCCAAACCATAAAGCTTGAACTAGAAATCCCTGCTCCATACAAAGCAAAGATTGGCGGTAGAGAAGACACATCATTCGTTTTGAACGTTGGCAGACATCAGTACTGCTACAACAACGAAGAAGACTACACGAAGGCACGGGATGCTTTGGAGTCCGTTTTTGATGCAGCAGTGAGAGGTACTAACTAATGAATATGGTAGTTAACAAGCCGGAGTTGCTGTGCCCTTCTTTCCCAATGCTTCAAGTGTCTGGTGAGTTTGAAGTTAAAGACAACACAGTTTTATTTGAGCTGGAAAGTGGTTGTGCAACTTTGAAATGCAAGATTGTTGCTGATGTTGTTAAACAAGTTCGTGTAGTTGGTTCTCTAATGAATCCAAAGGATAGTAAAGACCAGTTTTACGACCAACTCGTTGTAGATGATCGCACACATGTTGAAGTTGTTGGCACTGAATATGTAGAGACACCAATTGGCCTTCTATTTCAACTTACATCAACACAAGTGGCTGAATTAAACAAACAGCTTGAATACTACGCCGAAGAATTGGCAGATGAAGAAGCGGGAGTGGTGTGATGCAAGTGCATGAGAAAAGAAAACTACTTGAAGCCATTGATGTGCTTATTCGTCGTCCTGCTTCAGCAACAGAGACAACACTTGCTGAGGCAATGGCCTACTTCAAGATGCTAATTGAGGAGTCTACACAAGGACAAATTGAAGTCCGGTATTCAGATACTACTCAGCAGTTGCCATTTTAAGAATTAGGAGAAGATTATGAATGCGCCATAGGCCATTCATAACTCAAATGACGAATGAGGAATGAAAAATGAGTATTGCAACATTAATTTTAGGCCAATCAGGCACTGGCAAATCAACAAGTCTTCGTAACCTAAATCCAAATGATGTTTTGTTGATTCAGGTAGTTAAAAAGCCCCTACCTTTCCGTTCGGCTGAATGGAAATACCTATCAAAAGATGGTGGCTCTATTTATGTAACAGATAGTCCAGAAGTGATTATCAAGCGTATGCAACAAACTTCAAAGCCAATCATCATTATTGATGATTATCAGTATGTTATGGCAAATGAATATATGCGCAGAAGTACTGAGACTGGCTTCAACAAGTTCACTGAAATTGGGCGCAAAACTTGGGATGTATTCACAGAAGCTTCAAACCTTGCGGACAACAAGCGCGTCTACATTTTAAGCCACACAGAAGAGGCTGAATCTGGCAAAACCAAGATTAAAACTATTGGAAAAATGCTAGACGAAAAAATCACATTAGAAGGAATGGTAACCATCTGTCTTCAAACAGGTGTTATCAACGAACAATATATTTTTCATACCAAAAACAGCGGGTTAAACACTGTTAAATCCCCTATCGGCTTATTTGAGTCTGACCATATTGAAAACGATTTAGAGGCCGTTGATACAGCTATCTGTGATTACTACGGAATAGCAAAAACTGAAACACAAACAACTACTGAAACAGCATAAGAGGTAATAATCATGGGTAACTATCAAGCATTTAATTTGAATACTGAATCAGCAAAACAAGCTGATGCAGGTGGACGTATTGAAACTACTGGTAAATACGTTGGTGTAATTAAATCAATGGAGTTTGTAACCTCTAAACAAGGTACACAAGGTTTTGAAATCAACTTTGAGTCTGATTCAAAGGAGTTTACAAACTTCACTATATGGACTGTCAAAGCTGATGGTACTGCACTTTCAGGTGTCCATAAAATCAATGCGATTATGGCTTGTGCGAGTGTTAAGAGCCTCACACCTACGGATCAAAAATTAGAGAAATATGATTTTGATCTTAAACAAAAAGTACAACAAACATGTGTGGTTGCGCCTGAGATGACTAATAAGCGTATTGGTGTTTTGCTACAGCGCGAAAATTACTTAAATGGAAGTGGTCAGCAACGCCATCAAATGAATTTCTTCGCTTCATTTAATGCTGATAGCGAATTGATGGCTAAAGAAATCCTTGAACGTAAAACTTCACCTGAGCTACTGCCTAAAGCTCTTGATCGTTTAATTGCTATGGGTGATGCACAACGTGCACAGCAAAATGCACCGCAACAATCTGGTGGCTATGGTCAATATTCACAAACTCAAGGTAATCAATCTTCTGATTTAGATGACGACCTACCGTTCTAATTATTGTCAAGAATCGAGGGCTAATGAAAGCCCTCAATCCTGGGGAGGATTATTATGACAACTTTATATGACATTGGATATGACCTAGCTGAACAGGTTGAGCGAATTCAAGATCTTTTAGCTGAAGGTGCAAGTTCCGATAGTGAAGAAGTTCAACTGTTGCTGGAAGGCATGGTTGCTAAAGAAGGCGAATGGAAAGAAAAGTCAAAGCGTGTGGCAAAGTTTGTCCATCAAATGATGTTGGAAGAAAAACTGATAGCTACTGAGGCACAGCGTCTTTCTGATAAAGCCAAACGTATTAAAAGTACATATGGATATCTTCACGATCTTTTACTAGATCAAATGCTTGAGTTTGGTGTCAGTGAAATTGAAGATCCAGTTCTTTCAATCAAGGTAAAAGAAAATCCTTGGTCTGTAGTTGTAAAAAACGAGGAAGAAATTCCGGCTCAATTTAAACGAGAAAAAACTACAGTCGAAGTAGATAAGCGCGCCCTACTCAATGCTCGTGAATCTATCACTGATATCAAAGGCATTGAGTTCATTAGAACTAAAAAATTGGCATTTAAGTAAGGTGGCAGCATGACAGATTTGAATAAGGAAAGTAAAGTTAATCTACGCTTTGAGCAAGATGATGGTGCTGTTTGGGTCTTTGATGGAGATAGCCAGTTTGGCACCGAAATCAGTCATTTAATGATGATGCATGCAGATGAATATAACGAAGATGAATTACGTGTTATTTGTCACCATGCAGCATGTGAAATTGACAGACTTAGAGCAGAGCTAGAAAAAGCCAAAGCTCAGACGGTGCCAGAATGGATCTCAGTTGAAGTTCAAATGCCTGAATCATTACGAAATGTGCTTGTTTTGTTAGATGCAAACCCAGCTAAAAACCAAAACCAAATGGTTGCTCATTTTATTCCTAAGTTCACTGAAGAGTATCACGGTGATGATGATTGGTATGACTATGACGAAGATCGCGGCTGCGGTTATGTCAAAGAAGGATGGTATGCAAATACAGCTTACATTGGTGATGAGTATTCTAGTTATTTTATTGAGGAAAAAGTAACTCATTGGAAGCCACTAAAAGAAGCAAGCGAATCGGGAGCTGAACAATGAGCATAACACTTAGCGGTCATCAACTAAAAAGCCTTCTCGAATTTGTAAATCCAGATGGTGAAAATGATTTAGATCAACTTGAAACTGAACTAACTATTAAATTTTTTGAAGATGGGCACAGTGGCAAAGGCTATTACTTTTGGATGACCGAATATCCAGAGGAAGGTGCAATGAAGCTGGATATTGAATCGGGAGCTGAGGGATGAATGCACAAATTTTAGATCCATGCTGTGGCTCTCGCATGATGTGGTTTGATCGTCAAAATCCAAATGTAGTCTATGGCGATATTCGAAAAGAAGAACATACCTTGTGTGATGGGCGCTCTTTAGTGATTGAGCCGGATGTGATGATGGACTTTCGCGAAATGCCTTTTAAGGATGGCCAATTTACTCTGGTTGTGTTTGACCCTCCTCACCTAGTGAAGGCTGGTAAACAAAGTTGGTTAGCTGCCAAGTATGGAAAGTTGTCAGAAGATTGGCGCGAAGATATTCGTAAAGGTTTTGCAGAGTGCTTTCGAGTGTTGGCCAATGGCGGTGTTTTAATTTTCAAATGGAATGAAACACAGATCAAAGTAAGTGAACTTTTAGAACTGACAGATCAAAAACCATTGTTTGGACACATTAGCGGAAAGCGCAGTAACACACATTGGATTACTTTTATGAAAGCGGAAAGTAAGGAGGGGTGAATGGAGATTGATCGTCGTGTACGTGCTAAAGAGTTTATGATGCTAATGTCTATTGGCCGCACCAAATTCTATCGCATGATAAAGAATGGTGAAATTCCTCAACCTATCAAGGTAAGTGACAAAGAGGTATTTTGGCACGAATCTAGTGTTAAGAAAGTTGTCGAAAAACACAAAGATAATTCTGATATGATAGCCTGCTAATTGCAGGCTTTCTTTTAAGTCGAGTGTGTTTAAAAACGGGTAATTAAGCGGGTAACACTCTAGCCATTTAGAAATTAATTGATCATTTTCAAAAGGTTAAGATGGACAAGATAGTTGTAAAGAA